TTGGCCGAAAAAATCGGAGTATCAAACGTTTTTATTAGCCAGCTTGAATCTGGGTCTAAAAAGGCATCCGCCGACAATTTAGCAAAACTATCGAGAGTTCTGAACGTCAAATTTTTTTAAATGCAAACTTAGCTAAAAGTTTAAGTAGGCTTAAATTTAAAAGTTAAGTGCATAGGACAAAATGAACGCAGCATAAATTGCTGTGAGGTGAAAATCAGTGAAAAAAGAAGCAGAAAAAAAAGTGCCCAGAATCACTCATATAATGGCAGACGGTTCAGTTCGCGATTCCATTGAAGGCTACGAAGTTCCTGTGAACGATCAAACAAAAGGTGCATACATGCTCCTTGCAAAATGGATCCGAGAAGACTGTGAGAAAGAAGCGCAACAGGACCTATGTAGGGCGTAAGCCCAGGGCGATTAAATGGACAAGTATTTATCAAAGGAGGAACCCCAATGAACGTATTCAAAATTTCATCACGGACCAACCAGGGCGGGGCAGCAGTACATATCTTCAAACAGATCCAGGAGGACGGCGCGGTAGAGCTGCAGGCGATCGGACCTCAGGCGACCTATAGGGCTATCAGGGCAGCGGCAAAGGCCACCGAAATCGCATCGTCCCAGGGCGACAATCTATTTCTCATTCCGGAGTTCATGCCGGTTGTCATTGACGGGCGAGGAGGATTGGGAATCAAGTTGTCGGTTTATAGGGATTAGGGAGGAGGAACCCATGACAAGGACGCAAAAAGAACTGTTCAAGTGCTCAGTCGGCCTGAACATGGCCGAAAAGGCAATCTATTTCTTGATGCGGCAGGATGCCATGAAGATGAGTCTGGTCAGACTCGGGGCCACGGAAGAGGAAGCAGAAGAGATCATCTGCGAGGTCCTACAGGCCGTCGCCGAGAAGTACCGAAGCTCCGACCTCAAATCAAAGATTAAAATCTCAACCACTCTCGTGCCGTTTCCCGGCAAATTTTAAGGAGGGACAAGCCTATGACACGCAAAACGAAGAAAATCATTAACACCTGGTTCTGGAGGGTGATGGTCCTGATCATCGCAATGCTCCTTGTATCGATCTCCAGTAATCAGTTTGGGATCATGGTGGGTCAGGAGCAGATCAAGACGATGCAGACGGATACGCTGGACCAGCTGATGCTCATGCAGCTTGATTCGGAAATGGACAGGCTAGAGCCGGACTACTGGGAAGAGTGGAGCAAGGATGTTATCGAGGAACCTGTAGAACCTATCAGCCTTTCTCCGGAGGAACGGGCCCTTGTCTGCAGGGTAGTCGCAGCCGAAGCCCGCGGCGAAGATCTGCAGGGAATGATGGCAGTGGCTCAGACAATATTGGATCGCTCAGAACTCTGGAACATGACGCCGGCAGAAGTGGTACAAGCTCCCGGCCAGTATGCGGATCCGTATCAGGGAGAAATCTCCGACGAGATCCATCTGGCAGTGGCCAACGTCTTTGACGGTGGTGTCCGGGTATTCGAAGAGCCGGTAACTCATTTCTACTCCGGATCCGAACCGTATTGGGCTGACGGAAAAGTCGACCGCGGCGGGATCGGGTGCCATCGGTTTCTCTACTGATTTTCTAATAAGGGAGGAAACCAATGGGATTGTACAGTGGAATATCATGTGATAAATGCGGTTATGCAAAAGAGTGGTTTAGTATTATCGGCGGTACGCATTTAAAGCGTTGGATGCGAGAAGAAGGCTGGAGCATAGGAAAACAAATACTATGTCCGAATTGCCGAAAAGCCAGAAGAAATTTAAAAGCTAAATGATTACTATGTTTCCATAAAAAAACGAAGGAGGAGCCCTATGAGAGTTACGATACACGGCGAAAACAGAATTGTTGAAAGAGTCGGCGGCAAGAAAAAGAACGCTGAGAAGATAGCGGAAAAAGCGTTCAGACTTGGCATGGCTCATTCAGAAACAAAGGGCAGGCTCAATAAATACCTGACAAAGCTGTATTTTCAAAACACCGCGAATAATGGGAATATGCGGATATATAACCGGAAGGTTTATATTTTTAAAAATGAAGCTCTGATAACTGTCTTGCCGCTTCCTCACAATCTATGTGAAATGGCAGATATTCAGCAGAGGAAAAAATTAGACACATATGGTATTGAATAATTCCCTACATATATATATCAAAAGCCTGGACAACCCTGTCCAGGCATAGCCATCGGGACAGTTTAATGACGGTAGCACAGGGCGCTCGGTAAGGAGCAAACTATCTTGGTAGGTATATTATTAATTCGGAGGTCTGGAAATGGTGAGGAATAGATTAGCTGAAAAAATTATGACATTGAGTGGGAGTGTGATTTTTACCACAGTCAAGATGAAGAGGGTGAAGACTCCTGGAGGAGGAAAAAGAAGACCGAAGATGAACCCGACGGTAAATGAGGTTTTGGAGATTAACAGGAAGCTTGCTGAAATGAACCTTGCCATAAAGCTGAATTATAACTTTAAGCCAGGAGATATCCATTTCCAACTTACATATCGGACGGAACCGACTAATGAAGAAGCACATAAGGCTCTTGAGTGGGTGATCAAGGAATTCCGGAAAGAGCTTAAGAAATTAGGGATCACCTTGAAAGCGATATATGCAACGGAATATCTGAATAAGAGAATTCATCATCACATTGTGATGTCGGAAATGGATGTCAACCTTGTGAGAAAGATCTGGAAGAAGTATGGAGACATCGTTCGGTTTTCGATTCTGGATGATTCTCGCGATTATAGGGCACTGGCTCATTACATAATCAAGGAGACTGAGAAGACTTTCCGCAATCCCGATGCATTTAGTAGGCGTCGGTATAATTGCACCAGGAGCATAGTGACTCCTGATGCAAATAAGGTTGAGGCTGATCCAAGCGATATTTGCGATGAACCTAAGGCTGAGAAAGGATATTACATAGAGAAAAATTCCATCTACAAGGGAGTGAATCCTTTCACTGGTGCTCCCTACGTAACTTATGTGCAGGTCTCGCTTGATGCTGCGCAGCCAAGGCTTAAAACGTTAAAGCGAGGTAAAAAAGTTAGATCTATGCAGAATGATTACAGCGGATGGTTGAAGCGAAATATGCATAGGCAGATGGAAATGGATCTGGAGGATTACGGTTCTGATTCAGGGGAGGAGGATGGACGTGTCTTTGACATTTAATAGCGTTGGAGATCTACCTGAAAATCATCAGGCCCAAGCTCGGAAGAAACTGGGTGAGTCAGGTCAAGCGAAGCAATCGAAATACCGAAACGTCAGAACCGAAGCGGACGGCCATGTATTTGATAGTGCGCGGGAAGCTGAACGATACGGTGAACTGCGATTACTTTATGCTGCCCAGCAGATTGCGACGCTAATGATACAGGTTCCTTTCCCGCTGCCGGGAGGGATTATATATATTGCGGATTTTGTCTATTATGACCTGGCGCGAAAGGAATTTGTTGTTGAAGATGCGAAAGGTGTAAGGACCAAAGAATATATGCTGAAAAAGAAGTTAATGCAGGAAATTGGAATCGAGATCAAAGAGGTATGATGCAGGGGAGGTGGTTTAATGAGAAAAGATAATATTAGGGACTATGCAACGGCAGCCTTCCGGTTTTATGCGCTGTATGGATCTTATGAAAAATATAAGCAAGCAAAGATGCGGGCAATCTTTGAAGAAATGGCAAAACAGGAAAAGATCAAGGTCAAGAGTGGTGGCAGCGTATTCAGTCCGACAGAGGCGCAGCTGACAAGGGCTGAAGAAAAGTTTGAACAATGTCAGGCAGAAGCGGAGGATGTGAAAGCTGTTGAAAGAGCATTGTATATCATATCACGGGATCCTGCTGGCTGGGACATTCGGGATTGTATCGAAGCAGTTTATTTCAAAGACGCAGATAAACCGATGGAGAAGGGTGACATTCAATCCAGGGTTGACGGCCTGGTGGAAAAGCTTTACATAAGCGATCGACAGATCTATCGGTATTTGGCTAAGGCTAGGCGTACTTTTGCCTTTGAACGCAATCTAAGATATTTTGATAAAGATGTCAGTACACGGTATTAATTTTATGATAATATGACTATAGTGAGATAGGCTGTAATTGATCGATAAGGGCTCCTGATGATTCGGGGGCCTTTTGATTTTGAAAGGAAAACGCTATGGCTGATGACTTTTATAAATCCAGACGATGGCTCCGGAAGCGTGCAGCGATATTGCGGCGTGATATGTATCTGTGCCAAGAGTGCAAGAAGTATGGAGAGTCCATCCAGGCAACAACAGTCCATCACAAGAAAGATCTTGAGACTCATCCGGAGCTTGCGATGAACGATGATAACCTGGTGAGCTTATGTACCAAGTGTCATAATAAACTGCATCCGGAAAAAGGCGGCAGACATTATTAATATCCCCCCTCCCTCGCGCGCGCGTTCTTAGATAGACATGGACCGGGGAGGGACTATTCTTCCATACAAACCGAAATTTTCAGAAAGGGGGTTGAACCGTGAGCGATAAAGATGATCGCGCGTATGCGCACGCATTAGAAGAAAAATCTGACGAAAACCAGAAAATCGCAGAAATTAAAAAGAAAAAAGCAAAGGATAGGCGCGAAACCAATAAGATAATCAAGACAACAATTTCTGCAATGCAATCCCTCGGTGTTTACCGCGCCCAGTTCGATCCTGTCATAAAAACCTATGCTGAATTGAGGTTGCACTATGAGAAGCTGAAGGAGAAGTGGTCTGAAGAGGGAGAGAATATCACTGAGGCTTACACCAACAAGGCCGGTGCGACGAACCTGAGGAAGACAGCGACTTATGCAGCCATTGAAGTTCTAAGAAAGGATATCTTGTCTTATGAGACGGTACTCGGCCTCACTCCGGCCGGCTTGAAAAAAATTAACGACAATCTAAAAAAGGGCGGCGGACAGACCAGGCTTGATAAAGTATTGGGTCTGCTGGAAAAATGATTGAGTTCAAGCACTGGGGGACGGTGCAGGCTTACGCTGAAGGAGTGGTCGCAGGAACTATCATTGCGAATAAATGCCGGATCCAGTCCTGCCAGAGATATCTGGACAATCTGAAAGATCTCCGCTGGGATTTCAGGCCGCAGGAAGCCGAGGTCATAATTGATATCATCGAAAACACCTTTGTTCATATCAAGGCTGAGAAGAAAGGCCAGCCGTTTATCCTCGAACCGTGGGAACTTTTCATCGTATATAACGTGGCAGGCTTTTATCACGCCGGCACCAATGAAAGGCGTTTCAAAGAGACGTTTATTTTTATTCCCAGAAAAAACGGAAAGACCACATTTGTTGCGGCGCTGGCCTGGGCGCTTGCTCTTCGGGAACGACGCCTGGCGTCAACGGTGTATATCGTTGGTAACGTTTTGAAGCAGGCCATTGAAAGCTTTGAACTGATCAATCGTAATCTAAAGATCATGGGTGAAGAGGAAAACTTCCGGGTTCTGGACAATAACGGTGAGCATAGCGTCAGCAGAATTTTCTACGCCGATGATGGATCGGAAACCGGATCCATGAAGATTGAGGCTCTTGCTTCAAATCCAGATGACCAGGACAGCTTCAACTGCAATATTGCAATCGCGGATGAGCTCCATGCATATACGGATCCGAATCAGTATTACGTCATCAGGCAAGCAATGAAAGCATACATCAATCGACTGATGTTCGGGATTACTACAGCCGGCAAGATATTGACCGGCTTTTGTTATAACCAGCTGAGATATTGTAAAAAGATTCTCGATAAAACAGTCGTAAATGAGACGATGTTTGTTTTTATCTGCGAAGCGGACAACCCGGATGACTATACGAATCCAATTGAGCATGAGAAGGCAAATCCGAGTTATAATGTCACGGTTCGGGCCGAGGATCTTTTGAATGAATCAATCGAAGCCCAGGAAAATCCGACATCACGAGCGCAGTTCATCATGAAGTCGCTCAATGTCTTTGTAAATAATATCGACAGTTATTTCGATATATTCAAAGTTCAGGAAAGTGATGAAAAATACAACTGGACGTTGGAAGAGCTTGCGAAGCTTCCCATCAAATGGTTCGGCGGTGCGGATCTTTCAAAGCTTCATGATCTGTCCGGTACCGCGCTTCACGGCAGGTTGCATCACAAAGACGGTGATATTGACATTTCAATAACTCATGGATTCATCCCGGTAACAACAGCGACTACCAAGGCGAAGGAAGATCAAATTCCTTTCTTCTGGTGGGAGGAAAAAGGATGGCTTACTATGTGCCAGTCCGACGTCATTGATTATGATGAGGTCGTCAAGTGGTTTATAAAAATGCGCAGCCTTGGATTTGACATCAAAGAGGTCGGCTATGACAGAAGATACTCCCGGGAATTCATCAAAAAGATGAAAAAAGCAAAGTTCCGTATCGTTGATCAGCCTCAGAAATATGTCGAAAAGACGGAGCCGTTCCGTGAAATCGAAAAACAGATCAACCGGAACAAATTTTATTATGTCCACAACGAGGCTTATGAGTATTGTATTCAGAATGTCCATGCCATTGAGGACAGCGATGAGTTTGTAAAATACTCCAAGATTGAAATGAAAATGCGTATCGACTTATTCGACGCCGATGTCATAGCGACAAAGCGAATGATGGTCGGTCAGGAAAAAGCAGATAAGGCCAGCGGATGGCATGGAGAGGAGGAATAAATCTTGAAGAGGGAAAAACAGCAGAATAGAGCGAGAAACAGCCCGCAGCAAAGAAGCGATCTCATTCCGTATTTTGTTATGGGAGCCGATTTTGACTCTCTATGTGTTTCTGGATACACCAGACTTGCAGACAATCCGGAAGTCAGGATGGCGACGGAAAGGATCGCTGACCTGGTTAGCTCGATGACGATTCACCTGATGCTGAACACGGACGATGGAGATATCCGGGTAAAAAATGAGCTTTCGAGAAAAATCGATATCGATCCGAACAGGGATATGACGCGGAAGACTTTCGTTCATAACATTGTCAGGACTTTGCTTCTGGAGGGCGATGGAAATTCATTGGTGTTTCCCGAGGTAAGCAACGGGTTACTAGAGAATTTACAGCCGCTGCGACCATCGGAATCAAGCCTGCTTCCAAAAGGAGACTCATATATTGTCCGTTATCGAGGTATGACGTACGATCCTGATGATCTGCTGCACTTTGTAATCAATCCGGTTCCTGACTATCCGTGGAAAGGGCAGGGATACCGGGTTACACTTCGGGATGTGACTCAGAATCTGAAGCAGGCGGCAGCGACAAAAAAGGGATTCATGGAAAGCAAGTGGAAGCCATCTGTGATCGTAAGAGTTGATGCTTTGACAGATGAATTTGCCGGACCTGCGGGAAGGCGTAAGTTTCTTGATGAATATGTACAAACACAAGAAGCCGGAGAACCGTGGGTGATTCCTTCGGAACTTCTGGACATCAAGGAAGTAAAACCGCTTTCGCTACAGGATCTTGCGATCAATGATGCGGTAACTCTGGATAAAAAGACGGTGGCAGCGATATTATTCGTTCCGCCGTTTTTAGTTGGAGCTGGTACTTTCAACAAGGATGAATGGAACAACTTCATCGGATCCCGGATCCGGCCGATTGCTCAGGCGATAGAACAGGAGCTGACAAGGAAGCTGCTGATCTCTCCGGATCTTTATTTCAGGTTTAATTCCAGGGCGCTTTACGCTTATGACATCAAGGACCTATCTACAGTAGGACAGGAACTTTATGTCAGGGGAATCATGACCGGAAACGAGGTCAGGGACTGGATCAGTATGAGTCCAAGACAAGGATTGTCAGAGCTTGTGATTCTTGAGAATTACATACCGCTCGATAAAATAGCGCAGCAGGCTAAACTGAATGGAGGTGATAGCTGATGAAAGATGAAAAAAAACGGGACACAGAAAGGCGTCAGCTGCGGGCGCAGGTAACAAGGTTCCAAACGAGACAGGATGAAGGCACGGAGGATATTTTTATAGAGGGATACTTTGCCGTATTTAACTCAAATTATGTTCTTTGGGCGGGCGCATCAGAAAGTATTGCGCCTGGTGCTTTCAAAAATGCTTTGGATGCTGATGTCAAGGCGCTGACAAACCATGACTCAACCCTGGTGCTGGGGAGAAATACCGCCGGTACTCTGACTTTGAAAGAAGACGAAAAGGGATTATGGGGGAGCGTTAAGGTCAACCGCAATGATACTGACGCCATGAATCTGTATTCCAGGGTTCAGCGGGGCGATGTCGATCAATGCTCGTTTGGGTTTGATATCGTGTCAGAGGAAACGGATTACAGAAACGATGGAACGGTACACTGGACCATCAGAGAGGTAGTCCTTTATGAGGTATCGGTTGTCACATTCCCGGCCTATGAAGATACCAGCGTTGATGTGAGGGAAAGGCAGTTCGAGGAAATCAAAAAACGTAAGGCTGAGGCATGGAGACAGACTATGCGGAGCCGGATCAATAAGGAGGTATAGAAATGGCTTTAAAAGTATTGATGCTTAGAAAGAAGCTGGATGAAAAGCAGAAAGCCCTGGCGGATCTCAGGGAGACAGCAAAGGGATTCGAAAAAAGAGAAGCTGATCTGGAGCAGTCGATTGAAGAGGCTGAAACGGATGAGGAAAAATCCGCCGTAGAGGAAGAGGTGGAGAAATTCGAGACCGATAAAGAGGCCAACGATAAAGCATCGTCTGACCTGGAGGCTGAAATTGAGCAAATCGAATCCCAGATTGATGAGCTGGAGCGCAGTGCTCCGAAACCAAATCAGACCAGAGGAACTTCTGGCGAAGAAAAAAGAGAGAAAGGTGAAACGAGAATGAAGACAAGAGTAAAGCTTTGGAACAAACTTCCGATCGAGCAAAGATCGGCAATTCTGGCTGATGAAACTGTAAAGCACTTCCTTGAAAGAACCAGATCGTTTATCGGGCAGCAGAGAGCCGTTACCGGCGCCGAGTTGACAATCCCGGATGTCCTTCTGGATCTTATGAGGGACAATCTTGATCAGTATTCGAAACTGATCGGAAAAGTAAGGCTTAAGCCAATCAAAGGCCACGCCAGACAGAACATTGCAGGAACGATTCCGGAAGGCGTATGGACAGAAGCAATTGCGGTTCTGAATGAATTGACGATTGCGTTCAATCAAGTTGAGGTTGATGGCTATATGGTCGGCGGATTTATTCCTGTCCCGAATGCCACGCTTCAGGATAGCGATGAAAATCTCGCGGCGGAAATCATGGAGGCCCTGGCTCAGGCGATCGGGCTTGCAGTCGATAAGGCGATCCTCTATGGTACCGGTGTAAAAATGCTTTTTGGTATCATGACAAGACTTGCGCAAACCGCGAAGCCGTCCAACTGGCCTACTTATGCGCCTACATGGGTAGATCTTCATACCACGAACATTATGAAATTTGACGGATCGGCGCTTGCTGGAGCTGCATTCTTTGAAGCGTTAATCCTGAAGCTGGGAGTAGCGAAAGCAAACTACAGCTCGGGAGAAAAATTCTGGTGTATGAACAGCACCACAAAAGCGACAATTCTTGCAAAGTCTCTGGCATTCAATGCTGCAGGCGCGATCGTCGCGGGTATGTCGAACCAGATGCCGGTAATTGGAGGAGAAATCATCGAACTGGACTTTATGTCTGACGGTGATATCGTTGGTGGCTATGGCGATTTGTATCTCCTGGCCGAAAGAGAAGGATCTGAATTCGCCGTATCGGAACATTTCAGATTCGTACAGAATCAGACGGTATTCAGAGGTCTGGCCCGCTATGATGGGCTGCCGGTGATTGCTGCAGGATTTGTCGCAGTCAACATTAAGAATACGGATCCGACAACCGTTGTCGCATTTGCTGGTGATACTGCAAACCCGGCTGACGCCTATCTGTCTGCATTGACAGTCGGCAGTAAGACTTTAAGCCCGACTTTCAGCAGCACGGTTGAAACTTACACCTGTGCAACAACAGATGCAACTAACACGATCACTGCTACAGCTGCGAAGACCGGCGCTGTAATTACGATCCTGAACGGTGAAACACCTGTAGTAAATGGACAGGCTGCGACGTGGGATGCTGGTGAAAATACGCTGACGATCAATGTCAAGTACGGCACGACTGAGAAGACATACACAGTAA